TCATAACCTATTAAAATAAAGTTATTATTGTAATCCTCTACAACTATATGTGGTCTTGCTGATGCAAGTATCTGTATTTCTTGTTGTGTTGCATTATCTAAATACGTCAAAGTAAGATTTAAAGCACTTTGGTAAAAAGTTGTGCCTGTTTCTCTACTACTGTTAATTGTTGTCTCTAAAGAGCTATTTCCTTTTATCTCGTATTGATATGCTACCGCAGTATTTTCAATATCATTAATAACACCATTTACGGCATCATAAGTAAAAACAGATGGATCGTAATCCAAAAAGTAAATATTCTTTAAGCCTCCTACACTTTTTTTGCAAGGTAGCTTTCTCCCTGTTGTTAATAAACACGCCATTTCTATATATTTTTTAAAATAAAAAAAGGTAGATAGACTTTAGCCACCTACCTTTTTTATATTATGATTAATAACTATTTATATTCCGTAAGTTACAATGTCCTCAACAATTGAGTATTGAACTGCTGCTGTGTACTTCATAATGAAACGTACATTTTCATCACCTAAAGTATCAGCCATATCTAATACCTTAACTTCGTTGTGGTCAGATAATAAACCAGTTCCAAAGAATAAGTTTGATTTAGTTGCTGCAATCATTACATCATTTGCTAAACCATTAGCACATACAATCTTAACACCATCAAAATATTGAATTGTTAAGTCTTGGTTGTTCCCTTGTGCGTTAACACCATTTGCTCCTAAACCTTGAGTACCAAATCCACCCAAAGAACGCTTGTAGGCTCTCCAAATGTTTTGCGAAACATACAAAAATAAATCATCTGCTCCATAAATTGACTTTGGTAAAGCATCAACAACTTTTCCTAATTCGTCAACTACATTTGATGCGTCAATAGTTGTTCCTGTTATTTTTTGTGCTGCTGGTAAATCAGTATCTGCTGCTAATAAAGTAGAGAAACCATCAAAAGCACCATTTGCCTCTGTTCCACTCCAAATATCTTCCTCAGTCTTTTGAGCAATCTTTGCAGAAATTAAAGCAATAAAATAATCAGAAAAGTTTTTAGGTAAATTATCGTGAGCAGAAAAACCCATTGACTCAGCCTCCCAATCAGACCTAAATGGCTCTTTACAAAGTTCTAAATTTACTTTTAACGCTTTAGGCTCTATAATTCTTTCAGTTAAAGTAACTGTTGAGTTATCAGAGAAATCACAATCGTTATCTTGTGTTAATGCTCCTAAATCTAATCTTTTTAATACTTCTTTGTACTTAATGTTTGGTTTAACCTCAATTAAGCCATTTGCGATTGTGTTACCACTAAATAACGCTGCTGATACATATTTACCAGCGAATTCCCCAGCATAAGTGCTTGTTATACTTGTACTTGTTGCCATTTTTTTACTTGTTTAATGTGTTAAATATTCTATCTAAAGTTGACACCTTTCTTTTTTGAGAGTAAAGGTGCAACTCTCTTTTTTCTGCTTTTACTTCTGGGTTGTGGATAATACCCTCAACCTCTTCTTGAGATGATAACTCAACCTCTTTTTCAACTTCTTTTACTTCCTCTTTAGGTTGTAATGAAAGTTTTAAATTTGAGATTTCCTCTCTTAACTTTTCTATCTCTGAAAAAAACTGCTCCTCGCTAATTGACTTAACAATTTTTTTAGGTGATGCCTTTTCTTCTGACATTTCCTCTTCCTCAACAACTTCTGCTTGTGCCTCTGGTTGCTCTTCTTCTGATGATGCCTCTTTTACTTCAGCGATAACACCCTCTTCTGCCACAACAATCATTTGCCCCTCTTCGGTAGTGTACTCACCAACTGGTACTGCAACTTTCTCATCATCTGCGATCACAAAAACTTCTTGCCCAGCTTCAAACACCTCAGCCTCAAATAATGCTCCGTTGTCTAATTTCATTTGCTCAAGTTTAACTTGTAAACCAAGCAATGCTTTAACTTTATTTAATTGGTCTTTTGCATTCATACTTATATAATTATTTATTTATTAAATTTTGCATTTTCGTTTTAACTTTTTTTTCTGGTCTTGCCTATATTGTGTTTCCAGTAGTAAGGTGCTTTGCAATCTTTCTTATCACATTCCTTTACTGTGTACTTGTTTAAACACTTGCAATATGTTGTTTTGCTTGTTCTACTCATTTAGTATTTTTAAAAGTTCATCCAATAGCTTTTCATCTTCTGACCTTGTATCAGTTGATTGCTCAATCTTATCAGCAAAATACCCCTCAATACTAAATCCTTTTACCTTGCCAGTCTTTACATAGTCATTCCAAATATCATCATTATCAACCTTTACACTACCCATCCACGTACCAACTGGAACATCTAAACCATACAAAGCAGTTTTATCTTTATCTTTGTCATCTACTATCCAACTTTCAACAAGGGTTAAGCCTTTTAACTCTTGCTCGTGTTCCAAAGTTGACTGTGATTGATTGCCATTTTGCAAATACATTTGAGACGCTTTTACAATGGTATCTTTTGAGAAATAGATATAATACTCATCGTCTTTATTTCGTCTGTAAATAGGTTTTTTTGGTATCAATAAAGCACCCATTAACAACCTTTTTTCTTTGTTTATTTCAGCAAGTTTAATTTCTTGACTATTTAAAGCGATAAAATCACTTTCAATTGCTGGATCAGAAACTACTGAAATTGCCTCAACACCAATGGCATCTTTATCATCTAAAACTAATTCAACTATTCTCATATTTATATAATGATTTAATATTATTATTTTGCATTTTTAAATTGATGCACCCTCAACAATATTTCTATCTAAACTCTGTGATGTTGTTACATCGTTAGCTACAACATACGCTTGTACTGGTTGTTGAGATTGTCCACCAATTGCCTCTGCTAATTGATTTGTAGCACCACCTCCAACAACGTTAAACGATGGAGGAACACTTGACGGTGTTGGTGTTGCTGATGGTGTTGGTATACTTGGCTGAGGAGGAGCAGAAACCTTTGCTTTTGATGTAGCTGATTTAATTGCTGAAAAAATACCAACTGCTTGAGCAGCATATCCAATTAACATAGGTATATTTTGAGGAAAACCAATCTTAGCAGTTTGAGCAGAACCCTCTGCCATTGCAACTGCTGACCTTGCTGATGCTTGTGTTGCAAAAGAAATAGTTTTACTAACTTCCATTACCAACTCCTTAGCCATTAATATTTGTTTAGCAATTAAGGCTGCTTTACCTATTGCAGTTTCAGCACCAGCAATTGATACTAAATTATTAAGTGTTTGACTTCTTGCATTTCTTTTTTCCTCTTCTATTTTTATTTCAGCAGTTGCAATCTCTTGATCCCTTGTAATATTTGTTTGCCTTGATTGCTCGTTAAATTCATCTAAAGCTATTTGTGCATCAATCTTTGCTTGTGTACCAGCATTCTCATTGTCAATTAATGCTTGTAATCTTATTTGCTCTTGCTCTTGCTCTAAGGCAGCTATCTCTTTTAACTTTTATAATCTTAAAAGTTCATCATCAATTTGCTCTGCATTAAATCTTTTTTTATCATTGGCTATTTTAGATTGACTTTCTGCCCTTGTCTTATCTATTTCTGTTAACTCTTTACTTAAAGCTAAATCATTAGCTAATTGCTCTGACCTTATCCCCTCAAATTGTGCTTGTACTGCTGCCAATTCTCTGGTAGCTTCAATTTGTGCAACCTTAAACTCAACGTTGTCTTTATCTTTAGCTAAGTTTGCATTAGCAATAGATAGTTGTAACTGTGCTTGAGCAAGTGATGCTTGTTCTGCTTTATCAATTTCAACTAATAAAGCATCATTTGCCTTTTTCCTTTCCTCTATTGAGTTACGTTCTTCATCTCTTACTTGCCTTAGTTTTTCTGCTTGTCTGTCAAACTTTTCAAATATTAAACCTTGTCTTGCTGCTGCTAATTCTGCTGACTTTTGTATCTCATTGTTAGCCTTTGCAGTTTGAATTGCCGCCTTAACACTTACTTCTCCAAGTTCTTTTACAACAACTTTACTACCATCAACA